GAATGTTCTGTCGCTCTGCGAATTGTTCGCGTGGGTTAGGGTGAAAGATTGTTTTGCCCTCGTTGAGATAAATGTTGTTGAAACCGCCCCAGCTGCGTTAGCAGTCATTGGAGTAAAAAGAATAATCGAGTCAGGACCAGATCTTAGATCCGTGACCACTGTCGTTGTTGCCGAGGCTGCTAAGGTAAAAGCCCCGTAGGCGTTCATTTTCCCGTCAATAAGCAAATTAATTGCATTAGAAATTTGCTGAGGTAGAGCCCCATTTACAGGGAGCTTTTCATACCCAACGCTCATCTCTTACCAGCTTTTACGGCGTCTACATCAACGCCCAAGGCATATCGCCAGGTTCCTGACGCATTTACCCGAACTCGGTGGTAACGCCCATTAGATCGAACAGAGCATGTATTGTCGGCGTTTAGACTTGAAGCATTTGTGAATGTTGGGGCGACAGTTTGCTTTGATCTGGTTCCGACTTGAGCCGTTACAGTAGGCTCTGATGAGCCCTTCGAGACTATAGGTGTTACTGCCTTAATCATTGATCGGCCCATTGGGCTAGGCTCAAATTCTGACGTCTCCAGGGTAGCGGGCAATGGCGTTCCCGAGAAAGTTTGTATCTTACTGTCTTTTGATGCTCCAAATACAAATTTACCGCCCGCGAATGCTGGGCTATCAAATGTAATAGTGTGGCTATCAATTGAACTATTAATATTATCGAGAGCCTCGAGCGTAAAGGGTGGCGTATTAATTTGACCTATGAATTCGTGATCGACTTCGACATATGACCACTTGTTAGCAGCGTAATTATAGCAAATTAGTTTATCGGGGTTTCCTGTGCTTTCCGTGGATGGATAGCTCCAACATACAAACTGATTAATTGGATCTATCGAACATGAAATTCGGTCAGAAAATTGCGGTGAAAGATCGTTAGCAAAAAAGAGATCAGTCTTATCCGCCCCAATCGGAATTGAGACTTCTCCGTTGAACATAAAAAAACCGTCCTGGCTTAAATAGAAAACTTGGTTTGGACCGAGGGATGCAACGGAGTGCGGGTAAGTGCAGCCATGACTAGTAACTTTTTGAAATGTAAATATTAAGGGGGTTCCAATATATGTCATTCTGTAAATCCCACGTTCACATAAAACGACACCACTCTCACCACCCACGAACCCCGTAATAAACCCTGAGTCGGCAAGGTCCTGGACGTCTGCCTGGTTCGATCCTACGGTCCAGGCGTTTGAATTATTAATCTGTGACCAGCGAACCCTTCGTGGGTAATTATTGCCACTATATGCAATCCCAGCGGTCACAACAAAATCTTTAACCACTCCTAAATAGTCAGCCCCTGGAGCCCCAGAGATATCCGCAAATAGAGATGAAGATCCAAGAGTAAATTTCTGCAAGACTGTTGAGGCCGAGCCCGCTGCGATAACGTCATCGCCAAATTGTATAAAGTTCCATCGATCAAGATCGCTTACTGTATAATTTCCACTTTTTGAGACATTTGCTAACGCCGTGGTCCCATTGTTGTACTTAAGTAATTTAGTCGCATTTCCAGCGAAAAGATTTGTTGTTCCGTCACTTGATTTTGTCGGAAAAAATCCTCGTATTCTCGAGTCGGTTGCAGCTGACAGTGGCGAAAGATCAAAGAAGGGGCGATAACCTTTTATGCTTGCTAAAACATTTTTTGCTTCAGTTGCACCGACATTTTGAAAGTCAGCTTGATCTGGGAGCCATTCACCAAATTCTATCATCGTAAGTGCCAAACATTGTTAGTAGAAGTTGTTATTGGTATCCACCGCTCACCAAGAATTTCGCCTGTGATTGTTGATGAAATTGAGATTTCTTGTACAGCGTTAAAGGCTGAAGTAACAAAAAACTCACCAATTGGAGTTATCGAGATTGTTTCAGATCCATCAAATACAGCCGTAAAATTTGGTAAGCCCGTTCCTGTTATGGCAATGGTTTCAGAGGCTGAAGAATGCTGAATTCTTTGGGTAGTTGCAGTTGCTGAAACAATAAAAATAACTTGGCCCGCAACATGCTCAATTGCTTCGATTGTTGCCGACTTTGCAAAAGATATAGTTACACTTGCAGTCGCTCCAAGCTCGTAACCAACTTGATTTCCTTGAGCAACTATTGCTATTGAAGGGGTTGCTGAAACTGTTCTTAATCGCTCATAGTTTGCTTCAGTAACATTTAGCCTTAAAGTAGCACTAGCAGTATCGTCCGAAACTGAAATGGTATTGCCCATCGCTTCGCCATGCACAGTGCAATAATATCGTAAGCTTGAAGGAGCATTACTTGGTACAGCAAAAGTAATAATATTATTTGTTGAACCCGTAGATGGATCGATTGCACCTGTTGGGTTAGTTTGGGTTATTCCTTCAAGATAAGAAGCCCCACTACTATCTTTAAAAGCTAGGGGGTGGTAGTTATTAGAACTATGAGAAAGATCAAAAGTATATGTAACGCCTCTTAGTAATGTTAAGGTAGGAGTTACAACACCATTTAACTCATATTTATTACCCCCAGAATTTACAACTTGAACAGTAAATGAAGTGTTTAGTGCGTTATTAGTGTCAAAAAGTTTATTAGCAACAGCAGACGCCGTAACAGCAATAGAAACTGCCCCACTAGCAAAAAGAATTTCACCTGCTACTGTTGATTGCGTCCACGCAATAGATACCGAGGCAGTCGTCTCAAATAGCTCTATATTGTCTAAAGCTTCAAGAGATCCGAAAGCGTCTAAGGCATCCATAGACCCCCAAGTGTCGAGGGTCTCCATACTTTGTGGAGCAAGAAGTTGTGCCATGTTTTAAGCCGCTGTAATATCCAGAGAACCCGCACTTATCCGTAAAATATCGCCTGTTGTAATGGTCTTTGAAGCTGAGAAAGCACCATGAATTAGAAGGTTTCCAGAAGACGTAGCATCAAATAAACCAAAATAAGCTACAGTTCCCCAGCTGCCCGTTGCAGCACTAAATGTAACATCTGCGGAATTATCCGTAGTTCCACCACTAGCTGCATCAAAATCAATCGCTTGGCGTGCGTAGCCACTGCCTGATAACTCCGTTCCAGAGCCATCTTCTCCGAGTGAACCAACTGCTAAACCAAGGTAGACTTGGCTTGGCATTGTATAAGATCCTGTTCCTAAAACATGATCTAAAATTTCATTTTCTAAATAATTTGACATTGCTGACATTTTTTATTCTCCTAAGAAGTTTTCATTGCTAACGCACCACCACCAAATCGAGCGGTGTCCGTATCTTTAATTATTTCAGCCATAATTCGAGTGAACATGCTGTCGTATTGCAAGCTTCTAGCCTCGTCCATTAAGTACGTGTACGCTGCCGAGAGCGACCCATATAGGTATGCGTCGGGGTGGCGAGTTAGCACAGTATTTGTGGTTTGAGTGTTCGATAGGCTGGCAATGCTTTCACCGTACATAATCTCAACATCGACAACGCTGTCGGGGGTAGGGCGTAAAGCTATCTCGGTTCCAATAATCGAGTAAGCTTTGGGAGTGCCGTTCCCTGTTGAATTGTAGGTGGTATAAAAAGTATTTGGGGTCATAAAGTCCAAAACTGAAACGGGGTTTGTATTGATTTTTACAAGCCTCACTTCGCGTAGATCCGTAGGCAAAGATATAAATTCTTCCCCTACAATTGTTGCTCCCACGGCTCGTTTTTCCTGGGATCGTGTGTCTAGCTCTCGGCTCATTCGAGCTTCAGCGAGAGAGATAAAATCAGGTATTTGTGTCGCTAAATCGTCCCTGGCTAAGAAGTTACCAATTGCCGTCTGAAGATTTGCATAGGTATCAAATGCCATTACAGTTGCCCACCCGTCGTTCTAAATGCTGAATTAATCATCAACCACTTTCGCCACTCCTTCGGGTTCTGGTTTGGTTGACCAAATTTCTCTATAAGCTGATGGTAAATAGGCATGGGTATTTCGCCGATTTTCTGGTGGTGCTTTTGCGTATCCCCGATCATGGAGCCAGGTCGATATTCATTCGCCTCAGCTTTTGCCAGGTCTTTCACGGGGTCGATATTTGTAGCCGTTTGAATAAGAAAACCGCCCTCGGGCTGGTCTTCCATCGTGGTGACGCCACCCGTAATATTATTTACATTTACAACTTTTTTAGCCATCGAATTCTCCATAAAAAAGGGGCAGTAAAAACTGCCCCAATTTGTTTGTTATTAAAGTTCTATTATGAACCGTTTAAACCAATAACCGCTGCGTGAGCTTTTGGAGCCTTAACAATTAAGGTCCATTCGCTTGTGATTGCAAATCGAGTTGCATCGCCCACAGGAGCTACGTCAGACACTGCAAAACTACGATTTGCAAGGGTTCCGAGGCATACATGCTCGGTATCGATGCAGTAGAGTTCTGAGTTCGGACACTGACGATCAATAGTCACTGACAGTTCACCAAAATCGCTCAAATAAATTGAGGCAGATCCTACAATCGCAATTTCTTTTGGAGCGGAAGTCGTGATTTGGTTAGTCGCAACCGAACCCGAACTTAAGCCCGAAAAGTTTTGCTTATTGGTTGGTGACATAAGCAACATATTGGGATTGCCCCCGTCGGTGTACGCAGCTAGGAGTGCGGCGTCAATTTTAGCGAGGGTCAGGGCAGCGGCAGTACCTGTCAAA